TCAGTTACGTCCCACCACCACAAAGTACTTCAGTGATGGAGACGTGTCAGCTATGAACTCTTAACGGTTCTTTAAGCTCGCGCGGTTAAAAATACACCGCGATAGAGTATAGATTGACACCTTTGAATATCCTCTCGTTCCTCTCACAGTATACATGCTATCAGTTGGGGAAACTGGGTCCGGAATTAAATTCTGGAACTCATAATCCTCATCAGGTGGCATATATATAGAGTAGGAAGGATAGACGTAGTCACCTTTGCGAATTCCATGTATGGAACGCGGATTGGCAACATACGTATCGAAGAACCCTCCATCATAACCAAATCGTTTCAATCGCCTCGAGGAGCGAGGATGCCATTCTCCAATGAGATGACCATCCCCATATCCATCGGGACCATAAATTCGAAGAGGTTCAGGTATCATACTTTCAATCTCCCTAGCGATCTTAATGTCGCCTTGACGGAAGAAGAAATTATGCATATTGAAGAGTACTCGTCCAGATATCCCAGTCTTTAGATAATAAGGACGAATGTCAATACCCTTGTAATAATCAGCTCCACATGACTCACGAAAGGGCCCTGTAGCAAATGACTTTTTCTCATTTAAGAGAAAGCCACAATACTCCAGGACGTCTTTCAAGAGGTCATATGCCTCGGAGGCGATAATAATATCGTCACCGTAAACTGATAAATTACAAGTGTCGACACCAAGATACTGACACGTGGCAAAAGCCAGGCTATAAAACAGTAAACTCTCGAGCTCAAATGTATAGGCATTGCCCATACTACTGAACTTTTCAAGTTGAACTGTTATTTCCTGATCTTTACGCGCTCCCATAGGTTTGTACGTAACTTCTGACGATCTGAATGTGTCGAGCAAGCTCGCCCATTCAAACGGAAGAAGACTCCATACCAACCCACTGGAAATACAATCAGACGCCATAGAGAGGTCAATAGTGGCAAGTGTGCCATCTATAGAGCCCTTTCTGGCTAATGATTGATTCCGCGACTGATCTTTGAGGTCGATTCCTGCACATTTTAACTTTTCCTTCATATAGGAACCAATACCCTTCTGGCCAAGGCCATTCAGGGACGGTTCCACAACGATTGAACGGTATTTTGTACAGTCTTTCGGCACGAAAGATAACTTCCCTGGAGCTATTGTGACAGGCAATTGGTAATGAATAGTATCGAACTCATCATCAGATGAATCAATACAATAATCATCACTATGCGCCTCGCACAGTAAAGGAAATTCCGAAAGGAATTTCCGTACAGAAGGGAAGAGATTCATGCTACACTCTAATTGATCACTCATCTTCGCACGAGGCGAAGCAGTGATTGATGAAGTGCTAGTAGTAGCACCCGGACCGAAAGAAAAATGCAAATCAGAAAGTGTCGGTACGTCTCCTAAGATCTTATCAATTTTTCTCATAGCGTAGTGAAGAACACTAGCTACGCCCGGTGAGGGTTGATTAAGATCGAGTCGTACGTTCGTTTCTGAACACATTCTTTCGGAATCAATGAATTTTCCAAATGCAACGGCTTCTAAATCGATTCCCAGATCAAGAAAGTCTTGCTTTATAAGCAAAGCTTGTACTTGTCGAGAAGCAATGAAGTCGTCAACAGTGAAAGACCAAGAGTAGTCGATACGGAAATCGACAACTTCTTGGTATCTACCTTCCAAAATCAGGTTACTAATCTGATTACATAAAGGTAAGGTAGATGATTCATTAATAAACCGGGTTAGCTGTTCCACAGTGGTTATTGACTGCTGTGGTGCGCATTGTATATTATATTTCATAAGGAGTAACCCATAAGTTAAACCCATCAACATAAAGATGATGAGAAATTTACAATGTTAATTACCTTGCTTAAGGGCGATTAACTCGGAGTGATCAAATTTGTGACCATTAAAGGCATCGGTTGGGCAGAGTTTTTAAAACTGTCGCCGGTTGCTGTTACTGGACTCATACCAGCGTTTGTGGCTGCGGCATTACCGCACATAAACGCTGCGATCATCTTCAGAACATTTGCTCTATCCGCGATAGTAGAACGTTTATCAACGAACATTGTAAAAATGCCCGTGTTAACGTATGCTGTCTTTGGAGGAGCGACATATCCTGAAGAAGTTCCGGACGCGCCAAGAGTTTCCATCACTGGGACCTCTAGCTTGCAAGTAATCTTGAAGCTACCATTCTTCTGCTTTCGACTAGATGCGGTTAACCGCATCTGACCGTCCAATGGAACACCAGCAATTGCTGTGCGCCATAAGGGGTCAGGGTTGTCGGAAATCGGAACGAATGTGTATTCAACAGGAGTTGTTGCATCGTCTTTAACTAAAATATTAGTCATTGTTGCCATTGTAAGGCCTATTAGTAATTATCGATAACCATCGAAGGAGGTTTGCCAAAATTGGCTGATCATAATCTCGCACGAATGCGAGGGCGTGAATCGGTAGATAATTGAGCGGAGAGCAAAGCTATCGCATTTACAATATGTAAAGGCGACAAGCTATCCTTTAATGCTTTAATATCTGGTAGCGGCACACGATAATTTTGTGCGTCGCTGAAAACATCTCTAACAAAATGAATATCCGTGTAATCAACAGTACAACCATCATATTGCGGTATTAATGCAATCTGTTGGGACCTACTGTCCAATTTCCGGAATTTTGAAACGAGAAGCTCACCATGTAGCAAAGGAGCCTGATTAGCTGCCGTCAGAAATGCGCCGATTGGAATAAACCAATCGACAACAAAACTGAACGGAACAGCTTCCCAGACAACGGAATATGGGTCAGTAAGACCCAAGGAAGCAACGCTATTACTTATTGGTTCGTAGAACCGATACTTCATTTTACAAGTCTCTGAAACAGAGGCAGGTATCATATAAGCATTCGGATCTCCGATATCAATATTGTATTTGCGGTTACTCACTGATGACGTCACAAAAGGCTTCTTGCGAACGTAGATATTCTCTACGGCACGCATAGCTTCGTGAACGTCAGCAAGGAGAGGTTTCCATCCGTATTGAAGCTCTAACCATGTACGAGACGCATCCGCCAAAGAGCGGACAGGTCTCAACACTCTGCCAGACCGGAGTCGTGCAACGGCGTCCCTAATACCCTCTCGGGTAGAAGTACGTCTCTGCCAGGCTCTGGCCAGACGTTCAGATGCCGAAGAAATTCGGCCATTCTTAACGTCGATGGCAGCTCTAGCCACAGAAAAGAGAGTATCTTTCACAAGGCGTATAGATTGTTTCGACTCGGAAGAAGCCACAGCTAAATTAAAACTGTGTCCTCTAGCCTTGTCTAACAACTTATTTAACGTCTTGATCTCCAGATTGCGATCGAACTGAATTGTACCAACAATTGGTTCCATAACAAAACCGAGCGAGGAGTATTCCCCCGTTGTTCGGGTAAGAGTATAACGAATCAGGTCCATAAGATATGGATTCCAATTCAGATTACCCGTACCTGGATTGTACTTTATATCTGTTCCTTCCCAATGCTTGTAATTACGAAGCAGTGGTAGAGCAGAAGAATCTAAAGTACCTGTGGTCATTATCTTCTCCTCTCATGAGGAGATGTTTGCTCGGCGAAATTATCGTCGAGGGGTTGGTCGATAGCAATATCGATAGGAGGCACCGAAATTTCCTCCACCATTAGTTTTCGGTTCAATTCTTCAAAGCGAGAGTACGTGACAATGCCTGTAAATATAATTCCTACAAGTAGGAACATAATAACAGAAGCAAGTACACGCACAAGATGGTCAGTGAATCTAACGACGATTACTCGGCGTTCGGATACACGGCGATCTGCAAGATGTTGCTTTGGAATGTGAGGTGTTTTTGAAAAACGGAAATAACTTTCCTCATTCTTTAACACAACACACCTCCAAATTAACACTCTTGACATAATCATGCCACAAATCACAAACATCTTCATGGTCGAGCTCATCCAGTACAAAAGAGTCGCGCGAGTTAAAAGAGCCCTCTAAAAAGAGGGACTCAATAATAGCTAGAGCGACATACTTGTGCGTGAATGAGAACGGCTTAGGTGTGAGTTTAATTGAGTGCATGATTGACCTCGTAATGTTGAGTTGAACCGGA